TGATCGAGGATGCGCGGGCCGGTGTCAGGCTGCGGGCGCATCAGTAACTGACTCCGATGACGCCGCGGCGACGGCTGGTGTTGATGCCGAGCTGAGCTTCCAGCGTGCGGATGCGCGCCTCGACACGATTGATGTCCGGCGGCGTGCGCTGTACACGCCGGCTTGCGTCGCCACGGCCCAACTGGTACTGCTCGACATGCTCGCCCGTGAGCAGCTTGCGGCGGACGATGTACAGCTCGTCCAGCTCGGATTGCAGAGCTGCCTGGTCAACCATCGTTGAGCTCCCGTGCGAGGTCTGAAAGTGACTTCCTTGCCGCCGTAGTGTCGACCCGGCGCGAATGGCTGGGGACGGAATCCGGGTTGTCCAGGGCGATGCCGAAGCGTTCCTGGGCAATGCGGATGGCGGCCAGGCTGTAGTTGCTGCAATCCCACGGCTCGTTGCGCCGCCGACCCTTGCGCATCTGCCAGACCAGCCGGCGGCCGGATGGCGTGTGCTTGGGGCGTAGTTCTTCGGCCGTGAGCTGCTTGAAATACTCCAAGCCGAACGATTCGCTGCGCGGCCAGTGCCAGAAGCCGGGGCCGGGTTCTTCGATCATCAGGCGGCGGTGCATCAGCGTCTTGCCTGTGTCGGTGCCGACGCTGACCAGGTATATGCCGTTCTTGTTCGGGCGCTTGGGCCAGGTGATGATCGGCTTGCTATAGGTCGCAGCACCCTTTACCGGGATCAGGAACAGCGGGCCAAGGGCTTTGGCGAGCGTGACGACCTCGTCGCCGTAGTGGCCACCGTGGTCGATGCAGCCGCATACCGGTTCGTGCAGGCGGCCGGTATCGCCGCGGAACTGGCGCGTCAATACCTCGGACAATTGCTTCCAGATGTAGGGCTTGGTCAGGTCGCCGTTGAGGATCTGGTAGTCGAGCGTCCAGCGTTCTTCGTGCGCGCCCCAGCCATCCCACTGGATTTCGAAGCGGTCGTCCTGGACGTCAACGCCAAAGGTGAGCGCGACGACGCCTTCGGGGGCCGGGTGGTCGTAGTTCTCGCGCCGGGTTCGGTGTAGTACCTCGTAGTCGAGGTTGCTGACGCCCTCTTCTTCCCACGATTCACCGAGGGTAAGGTTGACGAACGATTGCAGGTTGTCGCGCTTTTTCTGCGCGCCCAGCCATTCGCCGACGATCTTGGACCAGGGCACTCGGTCGTTGACTGCTGACCAGAGCCGGATCCCGATCGTGCGCGGGGTGTCGATCGCCGCGCCCTTTTCGCTGCGGAAGATGCCGAGGTCTTCATCGAGCCAAATCGTGCCGTCGTCGGTCATCCACCGGCCGGCCTTGGCAGCCTGCGCGCGGGCCTGCGGTTCGGTGATTCTTTCTTTGCAGTGCACGCACTGATAATGCACGGACTCGGTCGCTTCCTTGTACGTGCCGCCGTTCCACTTGAACCCGTATTCGGCGTCCGCACCGCCCCACTGCAGCTCCTGTTCATGGCCACAGTGCGGGCACGGGATATGCCAGCGCAGCCGCACTTCGCAGGCTTCTTCGCCCGATTCGATCATCGACCAGCCTTTCAGATGGGGCGTGGACCCGGCGATCAACTTCTTGAAGCTGCTGCCCTCCGCGCGCCGCCAGGCGAGTTCGACGGGCGGGCCTTCGCGCTCGATGCTGGCATCGAACCCGTCCAGCTCGTCGAGCACCGCCATGTCGATGGAAATCGACCGGTAGTTCTTCGCGGCTTTGCCACCAAGCAGGTGCAGCGCCGCGCCGACGAACTGCTTGAGCGATAGCGTGTTCTGCTTGGCCTTCTTCCCGTACCAGGGGAAGATTCTGCGAATGACCGGGTTGTCTCGGATCGCTGGTTCGATTTCCTGCTTGGTCAGGCGATCGCGGTGGTCGTCACTCGGAGACCAGATCGCGACGTTGCGGCGCTTGTGCTCGATCGCATACTGCGTGGCGCCTACCAGCAGCTTGGTGTAGCCGACGCGGGCCGACTTCTTGCACCACAGCTCTTCGATTTCCTCGTTGCCCATCATCTGGGCAATGCCCCGCTGGAACGGGTAGAGCTGCATCGGCCCTTCTTCGTATGACGATTCAGGCGACAAGTAGAAATGCCGCTCGATCCATTCGTCACACCGCAGGGGCTCAGGGGTGCGTAGTGTCCGCAGCCCGAGCGCTATGGCGTTTTCAATCGCCAGAATCGCCGGTTTTTGCATCAAACTCGATGTCGAACTCATCCCAGTCAACAGTCGCAGCAGCCGCCGTGTTCTTGCATTTGGCGATTACCTCTTTGACGGTGTGGATGTCGGCGGTCGTCAGCTTGGCGACTCGGCGCTTGAGCGCACCCGGCAGCGGATCAAGCGCGCCAGAAATCTGCGACCCGATCTTGGCCAGCACCATCGAAATCACCTGCACCGGGATCAGTTCTCGGCGCAGCTGCGCGTTCTTCAGCGATTGTGTTTCGCCCCGTTCCTCGGTCAGCCGCAGTTCGGCGCGGGCCTGGGCAGTCAGCAGATCAGCGGCATCGACCGGGGTCGCGGATACGCCTGCCTTGTAGCCGCGGTCATAGGCTTGCTTCCGGATCAGTTCCTTGAGCGAGCCCTCCGAGTAGTAAACCTCCCGGCCGCGGCGCGCATGTGGCTCGACCTGGTACTGCCGAAACATGGTGACCGAGACTCCAACCCACGCAGCGGCATCGGTCTGGTTCATGCATCGAACCAGATCCGGATCCGGGGTGGCCTTCTGCGGCCCCAGGGTTGCAGAATTGACCCCGCGCTTTTTCTTGGCCGCCTTTTTTTTTCCGGACTTCGTTCTGGCTGCCATATGTTTATTTCTTCAACGACTTAGCGCCGATCGGCCGGGCCCTCAGCGGGGCGGTTCCTAAGCCACTGATAAGACTCAACATTACAACAACCAGCTCGGCTGAAAAGGGTCATAAATAGTGAGAAATCGCGCCTCGTAGCACCCGCTTCGCACGACCGTCGCGGAAGGACCCGCGGCCCCGGTCGGCCCGGCCCGGGTCGGTCACCCGTCCATCATCCGGCGGAGGGCGCTGAGCACGGCAGCGCCGGTGCCCGCGATAGATACCAGGGCGAGGATGATCCATGCTGCTACCTTCACATTGCTGTCCATCATCTTCCAGGCCAGCTTGTTGCCGTTGATGGCTGTCAGGAGCGAGTCGAACCCCTCGCGCTGTTCCTTTCGGATGGCGTTGAGCTCGGCTGTCTGCCGCTGCTCGAGCGAGCGGAACTCTACCCATTGCGCAGCCTGTTGCCGATCGATGCCCTCCAGCCGCGCGGCCAAGGTCGCCTGATCGCGCTCGAGTTTTCTGATTCGCTCAGCGTCCTCGATCATCGTGCCCTGTCCTGCTGTATGCGGATCCACTGCCGATCGATGTTGCATCGCTGTATCAGATTCTCGAGGCTATCGATCTGCTCGACCAGCTCCCCGTTGATCATCTGACCCGCCGGCAGCTGAGGGAGATCGATGTGTGAGATGCGCTCAATCGGAATCGGGATCAGCACCGGCACTCCTACCTCGACCAGCTGCGTCCGCGTCTGCCCTGGACTCTCGCACGCTGCTATCGATAGCAGCGCACACAAGGCCAGTGCGCCACGTAATGCAGTCTTGGTCGGTCGCATAGATTACCTCTCGTTCCCGTTGCCGGTCGATGATGCGGGCCTGCAGTTGCTCGCGCTGTCGCTCCCACTCCGTCTGCGCCTGCTCTTGCGCCTGTCGATCGAGCTCACGCTGTCTGACCTCTGAGGCCAGCCGGCGTGCGAGCTCGACGTTCGCGCTTGCGTTGGCCTCGGCTGTCCGGCTGACCTCATCGCAAGCGCCAACCTGCTGCTGCAGCGACTGCATTTGCAGCGTCGCCCATGCCGCCCACCCGGCCGCGCCGATCAGCAGGCCGACCAGCACGAACAGTGTGCGGCCGGTCACCAGCTTTGCGGCCAGTCCGGCTAGTCGAGCGTACATGTGATCTCCCCGTACCATCTGCGGATCAGGTCGGCGTACTGGATCGGCTCCGCCGTGGCGGCATCCAGATTATCGGGCCTCGCGCCGTGCAAAAAAAATGTACGATACCTATTGACAAAGCACGCAATGCGTGTATACTAGGAACTGTGGATAGGCAATCCACATCCCGCGCCTCGGGGTTTCAGGGGC